CAACGATTTGAGGAAGTAAAGTATTCAAAGATCGCTAAGTTTGAAGAAACAGCAAGAGGATTCTTTTGGCAACCAGAAGAAATCAGTTTAACAAAAGATGCCAACGACTTCAAAGATGCTAGTGATGCAGTTAAACATATCTTCACTAGTAACTTGTTAAGACAAACAGCATTAGATAGTTTACAAGGACGAGCACCAAGTCAAGTATTCATGCCGGTAGTCAGCTTACCTGAATTAGAAGCATTGATATACAATTGGACCTTCTTTGAAACTAATATTCATAGTAAGAGTTATAGTCACATTATCCGTAACATTTATAATGTGCCTAAAGAAGTATTCAACACTATACATGATACACAAGAAATTATTGACATGGCCAGTAGTGTTGGCAAGTATTATGAAGACCTACACAGGATCAACTGTGCAAAAGCGTTAGGTCAACCCGTAGAAGAAATTGAGCATGTAAGAGCAATTTGGATGGCCTTACATGCTTCATACGCTTTGGAAGCATTCCGCTTTATGGTATCATTTGCTACTAGTCTAGCAATGGTTGAGAACAAAATCTTTATTGGTAATGGCAATATTATCAGTTTAATTCTCCAAGATGAACTTCTCCATAAAGGCTGGACTGCCTACATTATTAATCAAGTAATCAAAGATGACCAACGCTTTGCTGATATTAAAGGTCAATGTGAAGGTGAAGTATATGCATTATATGCAGATGTTATCCGTGAAGAAAAAGCCTGGGCAGATTATTTGTTTAACAAAGGTCCTGTCATTGGATTGAATGCCAATGTATTGAAAGACTTTGTTGATTATACAGCAGTAGGGGCATTGAAAGAGATTGGTATTAAGTATCAAGGTAACAGTCCAAAAAGTACTCCTATACCTTGGTTTACTAAACACGTTGATACTAGTAAGAAGCAATCAGCATTACAAGAAACTGAAAGCACCAATTACGTTTTGGGTGTAATGGGTGAACAACTTGATTACGATCAATTACCAAATTTATAAAAGGAAATAGAATGACAGCAGTATTATGGAGTAGGTACCACTGTCCTTATTGTGACCAAGCAAAAGCATTGCTAAAGAGCAAAGGGATAATGTTTGAAGAAAAGAAAATCGGAGACGGTTATACAAAAGAAGAATTACTAGAAGCAGTACCAACTGCTCGTACAGTTCCACAAATCTTCCTAGACGGAGAACTTGTGGGTGGGTTTACAGAACTCAAGAAAAAATTAACAGAAAGTGTCTAATGGAAGCAGGAAAAATATATACCATCAAGTTGAACAGTGGTGAAGAAGTAATCACTAAAGTTATTGAGATAACTCGTGACAATATCATAGTAACAGATCCAGTATCAATTGCACCAAGTCAACAGGGAATGCAGATGATTCCCAGCATGTTTACCGCAGAGGCACGAGGAAATGTTACGCTAAATACTAGTGCGATTGCGTTTTATGCTAACACTGATGATAACATCAAAGATAAGTATATTGAGGCAACGACTGGTATTAAGCTACCGGATAAGAAAATTGTAATGGGGTAAGATGGCAGCATTGAGTAGGATGGGTGATGCAAATCAAACAGGCGGGACAATTATTCGCGGCGCCGCTACGGTATTTGCTAATGGAATACCCGTTGGATTGCATGTAAGCGGCATTACCCCTCATGCCCCGTGGGGCAAACCACATCCCCCTCATGCTGCACCCACTACTACACAAGGAAGCCCTACAGTATTCGCAGAGGGTGATCCTGTATTAAGAATAGGATCAGGAAACACTTGCGGACATAGTATCATTCAAGGTAGTCCTGATATATTTGTACCATAATGAGCAATACAGGAAAACAAAGCCCGTTGGGCGTTAACGTAATGAGTGGTTTACTCCAAGGCAAAGGCTTTTGGATTAATCAACCCACAGCCAATATTGTTGGTTCTAGTACTGGTGCTAATAATTACACTTACGGTACTATAATATCAAACACAGTATTAAACAATGCAACAAACGCTATCCGAGAGGGCTGGGTTAGATACAACGCAGGTGACTTAAGTTTAACAACTTATAACAATCTTAAATCTATGGGAAGTTCAACTATACCTGCATTGGGCAATAGCATTCCTCCTAATTATGTTCAAAGCGAAAGTTACAACATTGCTTATACAGGTGAAAATGCTAGTTATGGATATATTAGAATATTTCCACTACAAGCATATTCTGAATTTAATTATAATAATACACTAGCACTTTCTGGAATGTACAATGACTTTGTAGGATCATTCATTAGTGCTGGATCATTTATTGAGTATTCCAACCAATCAATAACAGCAATGTATAATTCATTGACGTTTTTAGATGGTACATATAGTAACATGAATGATTTAATCACTGCTGATGTTACTGGGATAAGTTTGTCAACTGGTGTATTTGGTACAGATTTAATCAATCTAGGTAAAGCATTAGACTTGTCTACTATATGGACATTTGGATACCCTTCTAATCTATTAGCAACTCTTAAAAAATATAATGCATTGACCCCTTCACTAGTTGTGGCATTATTGTCTACTGGATTGACTAGTGATGAGATAAATCAAATAGCAAATAATACTAATGTATCTAAGGATCAACAGCAAAAAGTTTATTCTGCCTTTTTAGTAATTGCAGGTATAGATTTAGCTACAATATTAGTAGCATTAAATTGCAACACTAATGGATTAGTAACATTGGCTGATTTACTGAATGTTAAGAAGATGTTCCCTGAAAGTTATTTAACATTAACTGTGCCGATCTACAATGCAGTACCGGGACCAACTAATAGTAAAACATATTATCCTATATATACTGTCACAACGGTGTCCCCTGCATTGACTGCCCCTGCAATAAAAGCAGTAGTTGGAACAATTATTCCACCAGCGCCACCGGTAGAACTAGTAACCGAGCGTGTCAATCAAGGCGGCAATGATGCCGGTGGCGGCATTGGTAGTGGTAGTGGATATCAATAATAAATAAATGTAATGACAACAGTAAATAATTTCTTATCATTGCTTGACGGAAGCACTAGTGTCTATTCTTTTGGAAATCCTGGAACAAGTACCACTGGTGATGCATTTAATGTTACTGCCAATACTAATACCACTTCAACTACAATTGTTAATAATTCTACTACTGCTAATACGATTGTTCCGGTTAATTTACAGATTTTATCTGAAGGATTTGGGTCATATCTTGATGGTATATTACCTAGTGATATCGCTACCGCAGCAGGTGCGTTTAGTGCAACGATGCAGCAAGTAAATAATATAAGAAAAATTGATATAGAAAAATTTGCACAAGTAGTTGCTAGCTTAGAAACTATTGAAGGCCTACCATTAACTAATGGTACTAATATACCCACTGATGCAGCAGAAGCGCAGGCTGCATTATCTTTGGTGGCACTAGGCACCGGAACTAACAATTTATACACGTACTCAGACTTTTTTGGCTGTATGTCAGGATTACCGTACGATTGGGTTAATTTGCAGAATGCAATATCTAACATGCCAACTGGAAATCTACCAACAATTTATAGTAATCTGTATACAGCAACACAGGGTCCTTCGTTGGGGTTAGATGCTGCGGTGCAAGCCCAGATAGATTTAGTTAATACTGAAATAACAACAATACGCACAACGAACCCAGAACAAGCATCTGAACTAAATGATTTGTATAGTGCCACTGCTACACAATTAGCTAGTGAGCAACTAGCAAGAGACACTGGGTTGGCAGCGATACCGTCACCTAGAATTTCTGGTAAGAATGGTGATTTGTTTCCCTACCCATTGATGATTTATAGTTTCACCGATTTATTACCTAACTATGCTATATTAACAGCACCTAATTTATCTGCACAAAATTTAGAAGCTATCTCTGATTTAACTCTTGTTGCTGGTCAAAGTATTGTTGCTGCAATGAGAGCAGAAAGAAACCAAGTGAGGCTATCAGAAGTTGGAATAACACTTGACGATAATATTCCCGATGTAACCACTGTGGTTAATACTATCATTACTCCGCCGAATTCTAGTGTTGCGGCAGTATTAGCCGGTGTACCTGGACCCGATATAGGAATTGGTACATTGGGAATAAGCCAATTAGCTATCACTGGTCCGTTCTTTGATGTTGGTGTGCCCGGTGGGCCTATCGTTCCGGGAAGTTTAGCAGGATCACCTTATACTAATATAATTCCACCGGCACTAAATCCAGCCAATTCATCGTTGTTACCATCATCAATTTCAGTTGCACAAGCAATTGAACAAGTAATCACATGCAATTGTGACTGCTGGGTAAATTAACCAAACTATTTGATTAATTATTAAAACTGTAGTATACTACAGGAAAGGAAATTATGTTTTTATTATTAAAAAATAAGATAATCTTAATATCCATGCTGTTTTTAACTGTCATGGCTGTACCTTTGTCCACGCAATCATTATATAGTTTTCCAGGGATTACTGCTACTCTAAAGAAGATTGATATGAAACAAGTTGCATGTATGGCAAAGAATATCTTCTATGAAGCAGGTGGGGAAACACTGCCTGGACAAGCCGCGGTAGCAAGAGTAGTAATGAATCGTGTTAATCATGGTTTTGCTGAAACACCATGCAAAGTAATTTATCAAAAGACACTAATCAATGAAAATGTTGTATGTCAATTTAGTTGGGTTTGTGAAGATAAAAGTGAGCCAAATAAAGAAAGTGCAAGATATAAGCAAGCAGAAATGGTTGCGTATCAAACAATGATGGGTATGTACAAAGATGTTGTTCCAAAAACAACCTTGTTCTTTCACTCAATTAACATTGATCCAGCTTGGCCCTATAA